TTCTTTTACCGCTATTTTCTTTGGAGAAATGCGGCCGATTCCGGAGGATGCAAGTTTCTACGATTACCGTTAACCCTGACCATGTTCAGGGATCGAAAATTTCGAACCTTGTCTTTTTGTGTGTTTGTTTGTTTAACTTTTTTACCTCTTACGAAGCTGCTTCAGGGCAGCTTTGCAATGGTAATGTGCGTGTTTTTCTTTCAATGTGGCGAGTTAAATTTCTTTCAGCTCCTACTCTTTGTGCGCGGCATTTGTCTGTGAATTTTACTCTTGCTTTTGTTTTACTCATTTTGCGTGATTCTTTTCCATTTTTGTTTTACATTGTGTATTTGTTTTTGTGGACCTATGTTGGTCCTGCTTTCATTTTGATGATGCGTTATCATGTTTCTATTGGATTCTTTTACGATAGTCCAGTTTTTGCTTTTTACCATACGCATCTTCAGTTGTGGCATTCTTTACTTGTTGTATTCTTTCAATTTTCGTCATTGTGCCACGGTGACTATCAAGGCTTCTTTATGAGCTTTATAGTCACCGCTATGAATACTAGCTTTGTCAGCTATGATTTCATTCTCTCTGCGCGAACGCTCGAGAATAGCGTTATTTCGCCTGGCGATATGAACATTATGATCCAGTTTGGGAATATTTTGCAGATGGCATTATTTCCTACTGGTTTTCTTGTTCTTGTTTCTCCTGGCTTGTTTCTGTCTTCTTTCTTTATTAAGTTGACGGTTTGTGATTTTGTTTATAACACTCAAACTGTGAGGGACCGTGTTCTTGCTTTTGGCCATGTTTGGCATTCTCATGTTCATATGGTTCGCCTTTTTGGCGACCTTGTTTGTGATTTGTTTCCAGCTCATCCTGAGCTTTTTTCTGCTCCTGTAATTGTTGCGAATGTTTTGCCGCGTGTTTCACGAGATGATTTGATTACTGAAGGTTGTAGGCGTTTGACGAATGTTGCCGATGATGATTCGGTTCAGCGGCTTGTTGCTGCAATTGGAATGTATCCTGTCATGAAAGCGCTTAAGCTTGAGCGCTATGTTATTCAGTGTGGCGACGACTGCTGGTTTACTCCAGTAGTCGCTGTTCGTGAATGTACTGTTTCTGAACTACTCCTCTGTGTTGAGGAGAAAGATGTTGATCTTTTATGTGTGAGACACTTAGTTCAGCGGAGGTTCCCTGGTGGGTATCTCCGTGATTTTGAAGACTTGAAGGATGTCTTAGTTACAGCTCGCGAGTTTGCGACTGTTGCTGAGATTCTTGCAGTCGTGACTGATGAATGCTTGACTGATTCTGTGTGCATAACTGATGAAGAGTTATTGCATTTTTTGATGAATTTTTTGCAGTATTTGTCGTACGAGACTAGATTGAATTTTCTTTCACTTTACTCTCCAAACGACCCTGCTGTTGCGGGAATTCTTGGGTGTCATTTTAGATGTTTGGACCCTGTTTCGCAACAGTTGTTTGCTGCTGAAGTTTTTCGCATGTTTACCATCTACCGCCCTGAGTGGGCAACGTCTACGTTAGGACGTTTTCAAGGGGCGTGGCTCCTTGAGGACTCTCGTCCTGACTGTGTCGCCGCCCGCATTGCGGGTGGCGAAATTGAATGACGTCGCAGAGTGCGCCGCCACGCGTTCAGTGGAACGTGTTGGCGGAAGACTTCGACATTTTTGATGTGTCGGAGCAAGTTTTGAGAGAAAAGAGACCTGTTTCTGGTTTGACTTTGAATGCTGAAATAAAACAAAAAGCCACTTTTATGGCGCGCTCTTCAGCGCGTAATGAGAGTGCTCAAAAAGAAAAATTGACTCGTGAACAAATTAAAAAAGAAAAAGAAATAGATTACATGAGGAATGTACAACGTGGGAAAGTCCAGGATCGACCTGGTGAGTTGCCTTCTTGGCAGAAGAAACGTGAAGAAAAACGCGCTCGTGAGCGCGTTATTTTGGCACGTCTTGCCAATGAAGAGAAAAACCAACATGTTGCTCAGAAACGTTCTGAGATTGTTGGTCAGCCTTTTAAAGCTGAACGAAATCCTTTGTGGGTTGGTACTGTCGTTGATGACGATGGTACTGAACATAATGTTTTTGAAGAATCTGATTTCGTTGAAGGAAATTCGAATAGGGAGAGGAAACCCTTGAAACCTACGAAAAAGGAGAAGGTTACCTATACTAGGTTAGCTACCGTGCGTCCCGATGAGGATGACGGTTCTGGCTTTGTTTTTGAGGGTGAGAAACCTATTGATCCAAATGAAGTGAAGAAGAATGCCCGTAATAAGGACATGCTTGCCGCTATTAAGAATATGCGCAATCGCGCGTATCAAGAGAATGTGCAGCGGATGTTGAATAGGCAAGTCGCAACGACCCGTCTAGCTAAGGCGGGCGCTACTGTCTTGAGCCGGAAGCTTGATGCTTTGCGCGCAGCCGTGCGCGCAGATCATGCTAAAGGTAAGAAGTATATGGCTATTCAGTCGAATACTGCAGCATGGTTGCTGATTTCGACTAATTTTGTCAACGTTGCTTCGAGGAAGCTTGTGAAACGTGTCGCCGAGAAGGCGAACGTTAGCAAGTTGAACATGAGTGATCATGGCAATGTGGCGGTGAAGCCGTCACTTGTTGGTTTTCATCATGCTTTGGCCCTTAGTGTTGG